TAAGCAAGATCTGTTTGACAACTCTAACTTCCCTTACTGGCAGTCGGACGAGGCACCTTCGTCTACGCCTTCTGCTGCAACTATCGACAAGACCGCTGAGCTTCTAGCACAGGGTAAGATCGTCGGTTGGTATCAGGGCAATGGTGAGATCGGGCCGCGAGCCCTCGGTAATCGCTCGATCTTGATGGATCCATCTATCAAGGACGGTAAGGACATCATCAATACCAAGGTAAAAAGACGTGAACCATATCGACCTTTTGGAGCATCTGTGCTCGCGAAATATGCTGGACAACACTTTGACGTCGACTACGAGTCTCCCTACATGCTCCACGTCGTCAATTGCCTCAGCGATGACTTCCCTTCAATTCAGCACGTTGACAAGACCTGCCGCATCCAGACAGTCAACGAGGATGCACAGTACTCTGTTTACCATTCCATCATCGATAAGTTCCGCGAGAAGACTGGCATCCCTATGCTACTCAATACAAGCTTGAACGTCGATGGTAAGCCTATTGCTGGCTACATGGAAGACGCTAAGACACTGTTCAAGGACTCCGACCTCGACGCTGTCGTGATTGGTAATGATATAATGGTGAAATGATTTTAGGGCGTGGGTGTTAGACACGAGAGAGACTTATAAACTCTTTAGCTTCGGACGGGAGTTCTAGACCAGGAGCGTAACCTGGCATGCCTACCAAATTACAGGAGATAGTTATGCCATACGTTGATGTCTGGGTAGATGATATAGTACTAGAAGACTGCGATAACGACGAGTTGATCGATGAACTTAAGGATCGTGGATTTATCGTATACAGTAAAGATGAAAACCACACTCCTACATCAACTATAGGGGAATTATATACGACATATCTGACTATGTCCCCTGAGTTCTTTGAGAAAGAGTTAAAGAAGTTTTTTCGTGAAAATCTAGATGTAAGCATATACTAATTTAAGGGCTGGTAGCTCAACGGTTAGAGCCATCCGCTCATAACGGATTGGTTGCAGGTTCGAGTCCTGCCCGGCCCACCATTTTTTAAGGAAACACGATGAAGATAACTTTCGACCTAGCTAAGTTCATGGAGGAGATCAATGCCATGAGAAAGAAAACTAACGTCGAGTATATTGATGCAGTTGTTTTCTGGTGTGAGAAGAACAATGTCGAGGTGGAGTATGTAGCCTCTGTCATTAAGAAAGATCCAGTATTTAAGTCCAAGATCCTGATGGAGGCCGAGGAGCTTAACTTTATGAAGAAAACTCAGTCGTTACCTTTTTAGTTGACAATGGTTTTACTTTGTGATATTATTAATAATAATGAGGAATATCCAATGAACCTAGAGATCAAGGGTAAGGCCAAGAATGTTAAGAGCAGAACGATATGCGATGCCGTAGAATTCTATGCTAGTCACCTCCTCACCAAGCGTCTTAAGAATAAGATAAGTTTAAAGATCAACATATCAAAGAGTAATCTTCCGGACAACATAGATGGTTTCTGTGATTGGATGGACGACAACAAATCACCTCGTGACTTTGAGATTACAGTTCGTCCTAACCTATCTAAGGAGGAGACACTGACTCTCATAGCTCACGAGATGGTACACCTCAAGCAGCACGCTACGAATCAGCTGTTTGACTATGCCCGAGGTACAACCTGTCGCTATAATGGTAAGGTCTACGATCGCGACAAGATTGACTACTGGGAGCTACCTTGGGAGATCGAGGCGTATGGACGCGAGCGCGGCCTATACGTTCGATACCTACATTCCAAGAGAGATAAATAAACTTGAGCGCTATACTGCTCAAACAGGAAAATACTATTAATATTAAAAATATGGAGAATACATATGGACTTTAGTCAACTTAAATCGACTTCAGGAAAGTCGTCGCTCGAGAAACTTACTGCAGAACTTACAAAGCTCTCTACGGGAGGTAAGTCTGATAATCGTAAGGACGAGCGTATGTGGTACCCAAACGTAGATAAGGCAGGCAATGGCTATGCAGTTATCCGCTTCCTACCACCGCCTCAGGGTGAGGACATGCCGTTCGTTCGTCTCTTCGAGCACGGCTTCAAGGGTCCAACCGGTTCTTGGTATATCGAGAACTCACTTACGACAATCGGAAAGCAAGACCCAGTCGGTGAGCTCAACTCACAGCTCTGGAACTCAGGGCTTGACTCAGACAAGGAAGTAGCGCGCGCGCAGAAGCGTAAGCTCAACTTCATCTCGAATGTCTACATCATCAAAGACGAACAGAACCCAGAGAACGAGGGTAAGGTCGTTCTCTATAAGTACGGCAAGAAGATCTTCGACAAGCTAAACGAGGCTATGAACCCAGAGTTTGCCGATGAGGAGGCGATGAACCCGTTTGATCTTTGGGCGGGTGCCAACTTTAAGCTAAAGATTCGCAACGTCGAGGGGTATCGTAACTACGATAAGTCAGAGTTTGCAAAGGCCGGTCCGCTGAGCGACGATGACTCTGAGATGGAGAAGATCTGGAAGAAGACGTATCCACTTCAAGATTTTATCGATCCAAAGAACTTTAAGACGTACGACGAGCTTAAGGCGAAGCTTAACAAGGTATTGGGTACAGACAACTCGACACTTGGGTCTACGCCGGCAGCCGCACGTGCGAAGGCCGCAACGACCATAGGAGATGACTACGATGCGCCGACATCAGACGCACCATCGTTTAAGACATCCTCGCCTGCAGCGATCTCTGCGATCGATGACGACGACGATGGTCTTGAGTTCTTTAAGAGCTTAGCTAGGTGATTTTGTTCCTTTACACCTAGGACACTGGGGAGCTTCGGCTCCCCTTTTTTATTAGTGCGCTGATATACCCGCCGCCTCTTTAATTCTCTTGTGTATAGGATAGTCCCTATAGTCGTCTGTAGCATTTACTTGGGTGACGCTTGCATCTGTTCCTGCAGCTGCTTTTAAGTTCTCTGCCGTCGACTTATTCTTATTAGCTTCTTCGAGCGCCTGTGTTGTAGCCGCGTGATTGGCCATTATATTACCCGTGTTCTGATTCTGCGCAACCATAGTGCCTGACTTATTTGCTATATTGTATATCTTCTGCGCGTACGAGGGATCGTCAGGTGCGTATCCCGCTGCAGCTATGGCGTTCGCTGCGTCCGCTATCGACGTCGACTTTAAGACGTTCTTATATCGAGGGTTACTGATTATAAAGTCAACGTAGTCTATTGCAGACTCCTCGACGCTGTTGTACGCCCTAAAACTTGCAGGACCTAGACTCGTCATTGCATTTATAGACCCTGCGGTTCCCTTACCCTTGATCCCGAAAGCGTTATTTGCCGGCAAGTGTCTGCCGTACCCCGTCTCTATTACGCTCTGCGATGCGCCGAGCTGGGCTATTATTGCTGGGTTGGCAAGTCCCTTTGCCTGGGCAGCGCTGAAGACCGCGTTGTATATCTTGCTATACCAGTCACTCTGTGATCCTGTGAACGGCGAGCTTTTGGCGTTTGTATCAACCGGCACGGCGGACGCCATTCCGCCCGCAGACCCTCCGGATATGTTCGTGGACCCGCTCATGCTTAGCCCCGCAGATATATTTGAGAAAGGATTATTGGATCTAGTCATAGATCCTGGACCAGACACTACTCCCCCCGACGGTTCCCCTACGACCGATGTTTTCTCTGTCGATCCCTCGCCGTAGTCAAATATAAATGACTTTGCATTAAACTCCATATTGATCGCGTTGAAGTTAAGACTTGCGAGCATCTGACCTTCACTTGCGCTGAGCGGTATTATGAGCTCTCTACCATGAAGTGTAACTGGGTATCCCTCTTCAGGACCGACAGCGACACCCCCGTCTCTAAATCCAGGAATACGCATGCTTTTAAGTGCTTTGTTGACACCCATCCCTATTGGGCCATTTTTTATCTCACTACCCACCGCGCCGATAGCATCACCGATATACTTTCCACTTACCTCGGGTGGTGCCTCGGAGGACACGTCAAGTTCTGTTATAAGCCAAGGCTGAAATGGATGATCTACACTGAGCTGCGCGCGCTTGCGCCAGAACGTTGCTCGCTTAGTGTCACCCATCGCTTCCCAGTATATGGCATTGCTCTCGTCATCAAGATTCATCTTACCAGAAAAGATACCTCTAAATTCTTTTTTATGCTCTTCTATAAATTGATCTCGCGCCTTTGAGGCTTTCTCTTTCTTGACTAGGTAATCATTATATGCATCTACAAAGTTATTAACTTCTTCTTTAACTATCTTTAACAGCTCGGCATCGCGTTCTTCGTGCCCACTGAAAGTATCTTCAGAAGGCCACAAACCATAGGTATCATAGTAAGCATTCCTGTAGATATCATATGTGTCGGCGAGTATAGCGGCTACTGTTCCAGGCCCAGGAAAAGCCCCGGCCGCAAACCCGCTGAATACATTCAGAAAGAAACCAAACCAGTCATCACGACGTAGTAAATCATCTAGTCCAAAGTAAGCACCTATGAGTATACCAAAAATTGGTAATTTACTGACAGCTTTCTTTAGGACGGCTTTTTGTATTATCTTTCTCAGTGCTTTGTTATCGATCTTCGCTGATATCTTAGTTGCTATATTCTCTGCTGCTCGAGCTTGGTTTATCTCAGACATAACACGAGATGATATGATACGGCCTTTTCTTAAAGATCCAGGTTTAACACCCATATTTAAAAGTTCTGTAGACTCAAGTTCAGTAGGATTACGAGTAAGCACGCCCGTACCTCTAGGAAGGGGACTTACAAGAGTTTCATAAGTTTTCTTCTCTTCACCGCGTAGAACTCTACTTAAGTTATCGCCCTGTGTAAGTGGAATAATTTTAGCATATCCCTCGCTTTGAACTGCCTTGCGTGTAAGTGATATTCTTTCTCTAGAAGCTTCTGCTTCTATCTTCATAGACTCAGCAAGCTGTCTAGCGACATTAGCTTCTTGTGCAGCTTTGTTAGCGGCGGCCCTAGACGCCGCAGCTTTTTTAGCTTGCTTTTGAGTCTGCTCTTCTAATCTTTTCTGAGCATTAAGTGCAGCCTTAGACGCCTGCTCGGCCTCTTTAGTAGCTTTTTCAGCTTCTAACTTTGCAGCTAGCTCGTCTGCTTTCTTTTGCTCTCTAAGAGCCCTGTTCTCCATCTGACGCTTTTTGGCTTCAAGATCTTTAGCCTCTTTAGCAGCTTTCTTTTCAAGGTCTTTAACTTCTTTTTCAGCGGCCTTGAGGTCTTCTTCGATCTTCTTCTTCGCCGCTCTCTCTTTTGCTCTCTCTTCTTTATTCTTATGAAGTTTCTCTATCAGCTTCTTTGTAAGCAAGTTGAGCAGAGGATTGGAAGAATCTTTACCAGGACCATTCTGAAGTAAAGTAACTGCCTGTCTCTGCTTGCTTACGATCTGACGAAGTGTGTCGTTCATGATCCTGATCGCGTCGCCGTAGTCCTTTGCACGATCGTCTGCATTAAGTATCGTACGTCTATTATTTTGAAACTCGTTATCGTACTTCTCTCTTACCAAATGTATGGCGGCCTCGACAGAACTCATCGAGCTGTTAACTTCACTTATAGACTGGCTATTTGCTTCTGTTTTTAAGTTAGCCATTATCTTCCACCCGCCGGCATCGACTTATTATACTCTGAGCTGAGTGCGGGTCCAAACCATATAGGGTACATAACGTGTGCGTCCTCGGGCTCTACATTTCCGACCTTCGACGTGTCTCTTAGCTTCTCGTTACCCATGCTTGCTACGGGTTTTGCTGGATCAGACTGCACGGATGAGCTTGTCTGTGATGGTGCTACACTCGGCGTATTACCACCACCCGACGCTGCTGGAGTTGACAGCTTAGCCGTTATCGTCGGCCTGACCATGCTGGCGGCGGGTGCTGTAGCCGGCGGTGTCATGGCCTCCACACCCCCGGATACGATCGGGCTGCCTCCCTCTCTCGTTGTTGCAGAGAAGTGCATAGGATCTTTATTGCTTGTCCAGTTCATTCCCCAGCCGAGTCCGAGTCTGGCCGCAGCACTAGCTATCTCTGGCGGAAGTGTTGTCTGCGTGGTGCCGTTAGGGTTCTCTGATGGGTTGATGTCTAAGGCAGCACCAAAAGCGTGGGCACTAACTTTTGTTGGATCGTTGACGTTCATCCTAGGCTCATAACCGCCTAGCACTTTTATATATCCTGGGCTGGTGGCGTCGAGCCAATCTACAAGACTTTGAAACCTATCTTTGTACTCTGTCGCTACTTGAGCAGATACACCGGTTTTTGATGTTATAGTTGATAGGTCAGGCTTTGGGGGTACCATACCATTACCGCCCTCGCCCCCTCCTGGACCCACGTCAAATCCTGGAGGTGCAATACTGCCGTATCCTTGTCTACCACCGCCGCTGTCGTTGGTGGTAATACCGGTCTGCCTGAACAACATGCCGTCGGCGTTAAAAGTTATCTTTTCGGCGTTGATGTCGACGTTTCTCTTGTCAGCGACGTCACTTCTCTTATTAGATCCTGAAATACCTTTGTCAACTTTGGTGCCGGCGTTATTGCTCTCGTTAACTTGAAAATTTGGTGTGCTCTGTCCCTCTTGCGTCACGTAGTCAGAAGACTTTGTAGCAAAGTCTTTAACCCCGTACTTCTGTGCAACACTACTCTTATAAGTGTTAAGCGCTTCTCCAAGATCACCTGTAGAAGTTTGCTGCTCAGATGTCATGTTCCCGTAGTCACTTATTAGCTTAGACGAACCTGACTCAAACTCTCGTGTAGCCGCCATCGTCCTTTCTTTGACGTCGCTTCCCGTATCTGATACTGTTTGTATCATTGGATTATTATTAAACGCATCGGCTGTTTGCGCGGGCGGCTGCACCGCTGTAAATACACTCTCGGGATTAGTTTCAGCTACGGCATCCAATGATGGCGGAGCTTCTGTTAAGTTTTCAGCTTCAATCTTTGGCTTATCCGATGCGCCGCTGTCGAGCCACTTTACGATATCGTCAAACTCATACGCAGCGGCCGCAGTGACAAGACCCGCCGCGACCATACCATCTTTTAGCCAAGACCCTAGTCCAGAGTTCGATCCACCACTTTTGTTACTGTTGATGAGCTGACCAAGCAGGCCGAGCATCTTTGTCATCTCAGCGTTAAGCTGCGCTAACAAGTTATTAGTCTCGTTCAACTCGGACGTTACGAGTTGCATGTCGGTGTCTAGCTTTTGACTCGTTGTTCTGTTCTGACCCGACTGATACATCAAGTCTTCCATCATACCCGATATGCGTGGGTACATGGTCGAGAATATCTCCCAGCCTACTGCTCTTGCTACTCGTCCAAAAGTAGACCCTTTTCTTCCTGCAGATCTAACCGGGATAGCTTGATCTGCGTCTTGCTCTGATGGGGTTGACGGCAGCTGCTTTTTTGTAGTCCTCGCCTCTTGCTTATCTGCAGCTTCTTTGGCCTTCAGCTCTTTTTCGTCTTGTGCATTTGCATCAGTTAAGTCTAACTGGGTTGTCGAGTTCTTAGACTCTGTAAGACTGTCGACAATACTAGTTACTGGTTTTTTAGCCATTTATTTTAGCCAACTTTTCTTGTCCGCGCATGAAGCTTGTAACCCCAAGGATTGCACCGAATGCTAAGTGAATAAGACCACCATTTGATAGTGTTAGGCTCTGCCATGGAGCGTAGGTAAATTGTACACCTAAGCCTTTAAATATGACTGGCAAGAACATAGTAACTAGTGGAAACCCTATGAAGTCCATAAAGCAGATCGCCATATAGAGCCAACCCATAGCAGGGCGCCAATAAGCCTTGACCCAATGCTCTTCTTCTTTTTCCATCTGCTGCTCGACAATCTCTTTGTCGATAGAAGTCTGAGCTAGTCCAACGGACGCCTGCGCCTGTGCAGTTGCTTGAACAGAAGCCATCTGCACTGTCTGCTGACTTGTATTATTAAAACTTTGATTATTGCTTACGTCGATGACCGTAACTATCGGAGCTGGATCCGATGTAGTTGTGTCATCAGTCTTTGCAAACTTAGCCATTGTTACGATTCCTCTGTTCCTCCACCTCCTTGAGGTGTCGCATTATCATCTCTACGTAGAGGTCGCGTTCGAATGGTATAAGGTTCTCTACTTCTGTCATCGAGTATTTATGGTGCTGAGCCAGTGAGAATACTGTTGTGTAGTAGTTCTCTAGATTATTATGGTTCAGCGCAGCGTAAAAAAATCAGATAGCGTCGACAGCTCTATCTCACGATCGTGGTCCAAAGAGTTCTTGTACTTGATAATATATGATAACTTTGGTTGATTTGCCATGAACTCTCTAACTTGCTCAAAAGTCTTTACGTCAAGATCTTCTAAGTAGTCCGCTATCTCTTTCATGGTGTACTCTGAGCAGTCATAGATCTCATCACCGTCGAAGATCTTATCAACGCACCTAACTATAAGCTGAAAGAAAGCTTCGTTACCAGAAGTTAAGAACTCTTTATCGTCGTACAGTGTAACTTTAGGGTATTTAAGCTGGATACCTGCTGTACTTGTAATCTTAATAACACTCTTGATCTTATCAGGAAATATCACTTCTACTTTTTTAAGGTCGATATCAAAGTCATAAACTTTATCATCCTCTTTGTCTCTGTACGATACTTTGACCGTGTCGTTTACAGAGTTCGCCCTGATATGGATAAAGATGTACTCTAGATCAAACAATGAAAGCGAGCTTACATCAAATTGATCCATGCAACAGTTATTAACTATCTGCTTGATTGCTTGAAGTATATCACTTTCTTCTTCACTGTCTTTGGCCATAAGCAAGAGCTTCTCTTCTTTGACCAAGAACGGCCTAAAAGTTAGCTTCTGCTTACTGCTCGGGATAGTAATCTGAAACTGAGGGTGCGATGTTTTAGGTAGCATGTTATACTCCACTTATCTATAATTATTATTCAAGCTATCAGGATGAAAGTATCCAATTTTGTATGGCGTCGCCTACTACGTACGCGGCTGTTGTAGGGCTGCTTACGGCCCTTATCAGAGTATTGAAAGATATACCGCCGCCACCTCCTGTTATATCGACCGAGTTAACTTTCCAGCTTCTAAACGAGAACGTTGCGGTTATCTTCATCAAAGAGTTTTGTGATCCCCAGTCAAGTCCTATATCATTAAGCGACACCGGAAATGCATCGAACATTGTTATCTGCTTAGCTAAGAATCCCTCTTGATCGAATACGTATATGTCTATATCAGACACGTAGTTGTCTTTGTACTCGGACGTAAATGCTGCGTTGTTTAAGTTACCGGATTGTCCGGCAAAGTCTATGATAGACGTAAGCCATACGTAGAGATATCGATATATTGATCCGTTCTTGTCAGCTATGAAAGATATCTGCGTATCGCTGAACTGCGCATTATATGGCATCTTTTCAACAACACCCAAGCCATATCTCTTAACGTCGTTAGTCTGAAGTCTTAAGCCAGGTATAGAGGCCTGCTCTGCCCTAAACTGTATGAGCCTCCCGAGACCCATGGTATCGATACCCTCGCCGTTGATCATGGCCCT